GAAACTCATATCGCCGCTCATCTCGAAAGCGCGGTTATGCCAAACGTAAAGTAAGCCGCACATACTATGTATCACGTGGCGGAATTAGACTATAACAATTGGGGGTTAGTCACCCCCATTAATTAATTTTTAAAAACAAAACAAAAACACAATGGGAAAAAATTTATTCAATTCTATTAAGTTACAAAGACCAAAAAAGAACGTCTTTGACCTTACGCATGACGTGAAATTAAGTGCAGATATGGGAAATCTGACACCGATATTAACATTAGAATGTGTACCTGGAGACAAGTTTGAATTAGGTTGTGAAAGTCTTATTAGATTTGCACCAATGATAGCACCAGTTATGCACAGAATGGATGTAACTATGCATTATTTTTTTGTACCTAATCGTATATTATGGTCAAATTGGGAAAAGTTTATTACAGATGCAAATAGTGGTATTGTTGCTCCATATATTAATTATGCAAATAATACGTTTTTCAATGCACGTTCAAAATTTATAGATTATATGGGTGTTCCTCCCGTACCTATTGGAGGAGTACCACAAAATATTAATGCTTTACCCTTTGCTGCATATCAATGTATATATAACGAATATTATCGTGATCAAAACCTTGTTCTTCCAGTAGATTATAAATTAATTGATGGTAATCAATTTGACGGAACAACAACTAAATTGGAAAATTTATTACAATTTAGAAAAAGAGCTTGGGAACATGATTATTTCACTGCTTCATTACCTTTTGCACAAAAAGGACAAGCAGTAGATATTCCTTTAGGTACTATTGAAGTTCCTTGGACTAAAATTAAAGGTAAAACACAAGATGGAGGTGATAGTAATGTACTTTCTGTTACTTCTGGTCAAACATATGATGTTGATCCTGGTGTACCATCACCTTTATCATCAGGTTTATATGTTCCTCAAATTAATGCAGATGTTGAACCTACAACTATTAATGATTTGCGTCGTGCTTTTAGATTACAAGAATGGTTAGAAAAAAATGCACGTGGTGGTACTCGTTATATTGAAAACATTTTAACACATTTTGGTGTTAGAAGTAGCGATAAACGTTTACAAAGACCTGAATATATTACAGGTGTTAAAACACCTGTTGTTATTTCTGAAATTGTAAACACTACTGGTGCAGTAGATGGTTTACCACAAGGAAATATGTCTGGACATGGTATGTCTGTTTCAAGTGGAAAAAGTGGATCATATTATTGTGAAGAGCATGGATATATTATTGGAATTATGTCAGTAATGCCAAAAACTGCTTATCAACAGGGTATTCCTAAAACTTTCTTGAAAAATGACACATTAGATTACTACTGGCCTTCATTTGCAAATATTGGTGAACAACCAGTAACTAATAATGAAATTTATGCTTATACATCTAATTCTGAAGATACATTTGGTTATGTACCTAGGTATAGTGAATATAAGTATATGCCAAGTAGAGTAGCAGGTGATTTTCGAACAACTCTAGATTATTGGCATTTAGGAAGAATATTTGATACTCAACCAACTTTATCAACTTCGTTTGTAGAATGTAATCCTACCAAAAGGATATTTGCAGTTGATGATCCAAGTGGAGACAGTTTATATTGTCATGTATTAAATAAAATTAAAGCAATAAGACCTATGCCGAAATATGGTACTCCAATGTTTTAGTTATGAGTAGCAGATGTATAACTCCTTTTTACAAAAAAGAGAAGTTTAAAGGTGAAAATATACCATTTCCATGCGGAAAATGTCCCCCCTGCAAAAAACGTAGAACAAGTGGTTGGTCGTTTAGATTGATGAAAGAAGAAGAGCGGAGTAAATCCGCTCTTTTTGTAACATTAACATATGATACTGAATATGTACCAATCACAAAAAAATGGATATATGACTTTAGACTTAAAAGATTTACAAAAATTTTTTAAAAGATTAAGAAAATTAGAAAATGAAAAACTTAAATATTATGCAGTGGGTGAATATGGTTCTACTAAAAAGCGGCCGCATTATCATGTTATTCTTTTTAACGCTAATAGAGACAACATTCCTCGTGCTTGGGCTCTTAATAATAAGTCTATTGGTGCTTATCATATTGGCAATGTTAGTGATGCCTCTGTCGGTTATACGTTAAAATACATGTCTAAAAATTCACAAATTCCTGTTCATCAAAATGATGACAGAAAAAAGGAATTTAGTGTAATGTCTAAAGGCTTGGGTAGTAATTATTTAACAAATACAATGATTAATTGGCATAAACAAAAATTAGAACAACGAATGTATATACCAATTAAAGATGGCAAAAAGA